CGCGAGCGTGCCGACGTCAATCGACAGGCCCACGTAGAGCTGACCCTTGACGAGCGGCTCCACGGACGACAGGTTGATCACCGTGCCGGTCGAACCGGCGGCGACCGTAGCGACGACAGCGGTGCCGTCGCCATACAGGACACGAGCGAGGTCCACGGCGACGTCCGACTTGATGCCGTTCATCTCCGTCTCCATCGCACGCACGAACGCGCCAGCGTCGTTCCGGGTGAACCGGATGACGTGACCGGTCAGGCGGAAGGAGCCGTACGCGCTCTTCAGCGTGTAGACAGCCTTCTTAGTGACCTGCGCGCCCGAGGTCGGGAGCGATTCGCCTTCCAGACGCCAACCCTTACCGGGCGAGCGTCCAGTCCACAGCGGCACGACGGCCTGACGGCCGGACATGTCAACGTGGTCGGTAGTGCTCTCGAGCCGCTGCAGGAGCGGGGTCGAGTCGTTCAGCTGCTTGACGATGGGGCCGTAGTAGAAGTCCTTCAGCACAGCGTCGTACAGCGTCCGGCTTGCGCCGGTGGGGGAGATCAGGGATGCGGCCATTCAGCCACCTCACTTTCATTCTCCCCCTGAGTAGATCAGCTACTGTGCTGCTCGAGCCACTCCGTCACCGGACCGCGAAGGTCCTTGAAGTTTGTGATCTCGGCAGGAGGCTCAGTCGAGTGGCCACCACCGACGGGCGGGGTGACCGAACCACCAGGCACATTGACCGCGCCCTCGAAGAGTCGAGAGGCAATCCGCGATTCAAGCTCACGGTAAAGGTCAACTGCTGCCAAGAGATTCCCGTCAGTGGAGTAAGCAAGATTGAGGATGTCATCCTCTGCTCCTGCCAGATCTGAGAACTCTGTGGTGATCTCACTGAGCCGGCTCGTCAGGTCGTTCGCAACATCCTGAACGTACTGAGCTTGAGCCTGCTCCTGCGCTGCTGCCTCGTTCGCCGCAGTGAGCTGCTGTAGCTGCTGCTGCAGTTGAGGGACCATTGCGAGAACGTTGCTGATCTCCGGGGGGAGGTCGTATTCGGCAAACGGGTCAACCGAAGGGGTTACCTCCGGCGTGGCACTCGGAACGGCAGGCGTCTGTGCGCCGTACTGCGAAGTGAGTGCCTGGTACAGACGAGCCCGAATCTCGTCCCCCTCGGGGCCATCGGCCATGAGCTGCTGCTGGAAAGTCCAAGCCTCCAGAAGCGAGTCAGGGTCACCTGCGGCCTCGATGAGCCGGTTGGCGTCCGCAAGCTCCGTGGTCCGGCGAGTCAGTCCCTGCCTCAGCTCAAGTACACGCTGATTGACGAGGGCCTGCACGTCCGGGGGGAGATCGGAAACGTCGGGGTCCGGCCCGAGAAGGGGTTCCGGGGTCTGTTCTACTTGCGTTGCAGCGTCCTGTGCGGGATCGACCTGGGGGTCGGGCGCGTCGTCGTAGCCTTCTCCACCACTGTTGATGAAGTCAGCAACCGCTGCGGTATCGACGGCGTAACCGTCAGCCTCTTCAGGCATCGTCTGTGCTCCCATCTTCCGAGTGCGAGGCCTCGAGTTGAGGTGGTTCGACTATCTCGGCATCGATGATGTGCGCCTCACGCTCTCGCGCTGACGCAATGGTGTTGCCGAGGAAAGCCAAAAGCTCTCCACCGGCTGCTTTCGCCTCTGCCAATCGAAGGTTGACGTTCACGGTGCTGGGCACCTGGCCGTCAGTGATTCCTTTGGCTCGGTCGATGCGCTCGGACATGTCCTTGACAATGCGTCCGAGCTGGTCGGCGCTGTTGGTCTTAGGAATTACTTCCCGCAGACGGTGAAGCGCCATGCCCCGTAGTTCCTCGAACTCAGCAACAATGTCGCCAACTTCTTGGATCTCGAGCAGTTCGTCTTCCGTGGGCTGCTGTGGGGGGTTCTGCGCGTGTCCTTCCGCGTCAAAGTCCCATGCAGCCACCCAGGACCGGATAGTGGACACCGCGATGAAGCACTCGCGTGCTGTCTTCTTGGTGAACTTCCCGGTTGTGACGTAGTGGTTGTAGGCCCGCCAGCGATCCAGCTCTGTGTACTGCCGGCGCACGGGGACCTGCGACACTCGTGGTGCCATTTACGCGCCTCCTGCCCTCCGCTGGCTCTTGGTGGCGCCAGTCTTCGGCTTGGGCTTGGTCGTCGTACCCCCAGCCGGAGACGTATCCTCGGCCGGGGGTGTGACGTTCTCGATGACCAGGGACTCCATGGGAGCCTCTGTGCGGAGGTTCTCCGGGTCGATGTTCTGGACTCCGGCCTCCTGCAGGACATTCGCCGTGGCCGTAGGCCCAAGCACCGTGTGGGCGGTGAGGCCGACCTTGACGTTGCCCTCGCGCTGCTTGGACGCGAGTGCCATGTCCATGATCTTCTGGAGGGTCTGGCTGACGTGAATCTCGAACTCGTGCTTGACCTGCACGGGCAGCGCCTCGTACTCCACACTCTTCATGTAGTCCGTGTGGTAGTTGTAGTGCGACTGCCAGTTCTCGAAGTCCGTCGGCTGCAGCATTGCCTGCAGCAGGAAGTTCTGTATCTCTGCCTGGTCCGTGAACGGCTGACCGGTCTGGGGGTTGACCCCCGACTGGAGTTGTCCCTGGGCCTCCTGCAGTGCGATGTCGTTGAGTGGCTGGCCCTGGAGGATACGCAGGTGCTCGCGCTCAGCCATGTCGGCATCGAGCATTTGCTGGCGCTTCCAGCCCTTGAGGTCAGGCATATCGAGGTACTTGGCCGCATCAGAGTCCTGCAGCCAGCCATTCTGCTTCAGGAACATCACTCGAGCCATGCGGCCCGACTTGGTGGACGGCATCGAAGACGCCGCCTCACACCTGATGGACACGCCCTTGACCTGCTGGCCCTTGAAGGCGATGACCTGAGGGATGCCATTGGAGCCTGTGATGGTGAGCAGCCGCTCCGTCGTGTAGCGCTGGGCCGCGAACTCCAGACACATCTGGAGCGCCTTGCCGAGGCTAATCTCGTTGGCACGGACAATCGGAGCGATGACCTCGTCCGACTCTTCCTGAGCCAGGTCGAGAGCGATGCCCGACTCAAGGCCCTGCTGACCAGCGACGTTGGTGTTCACGTCCCCCAGCCCGAAGGCCTCCTTGATGCGGACGTTGATGTCCTGGAGGATCTCGGTGATGTACGCCGGCAGTCCTGGGTGCTCGATCAGCTCAGGCTTCGCACCGTTGACGGGATTGTAGTACTGCGCCTCGTCCTGTGCGTTGAATGCCTGCATGCTCGAGCGCGGGATGCGCCACTTCGGGTTGATCGTCAGATCCCTGTGTGTCAGGATCTGAGAGAGAGTCTTGTTTAGCTCTTTGTTGAGCGGGATCGCGTCCTCAACCTCACCCGAGTCGTACGGGCTGTTGGGGATCGGCGTAGCGCCGAACTTGACCAGCGGAAGGTGCTTGAACGGGAAGGGCCAGCCCTGGCTGTCCTCGAGGATCTTGTCCTTCGTGAAGCACACGACTCGACCAGACGGCATCGACGGGCAGGGCCTGATGTACAGGCACGACACGACGACGACGGTCTTCTTGGCCGTGTCCAAATCGTTGGTCTGCGCTCCGAGGTCTGCGTCAGTGAGGACAGAGTCGGCCTCGAGCTTGACGCCCCAGCGAGTCATGACCTCAGACGGGTCCAGGTGGAGGTCCACGCCGAAGTAGCGGCAGTCCTCGAACTGCTCCACCGAGGTGTCGAGCCACACATTGACCGGGGAGACGGGACGAATGTCGATCTCCCCCAGGTAAGCGGTGCGCATAGCGATCTGCGGATCCAGCCCCGGCGTGTTGGCAACCTCTTGCTGGTAGTGCGAAGCGACGTCCCGAGGCAGCATCTCGCCCGTCTCTGGGTGGCACACGTAAGAGAAAGGCTCCCCTGAGTACTTGTCCCAGGTGATGAGCCAGTAGCCTTGGCCGGCGACGCGCGCCCAGGTGAGTGCCTGGCGCAGCTTGGTTTCTAGATCGAAAGCAACCCACCAATAGTCAGCGGCAGACTCAGCTAGACGCGCTGCCTTGATGCTGGAGGGATCACCGTTGCCACTCGTAGCGGTGAACGCCGGCTTGACCTTGGTGAGCTTGGCCACCAGCTTGTTGCAGTTGGGCTTGATCTGATTCGAGACGATGCGCGTGCGAGCCCTGGGCTTGGTATCGTCCACCGGCAGCTGCTGAATGCGCTTCAGGGAGGTGGAGTAGTACGTGTACTGCCGCCCCCGGTAGAAGGCGATGCCGAGCTTCCAGAGGATCTCAAGACGAGAGCGGGAGTCCTTGACCGTCTTACGCAGCTCCCACAGGTCTGCAGGAGTGTTGAGGTCATCGATGGACCGCATCACTGCACCAGCCATACGTTCCACCTCCTACTCTCTTGGTTAGTACTCGATTTCAGTGTCTGAGAACTCCAGCTCGGCCAGTGTGCTCTGAAGGAGCTTGCGCTTCGCGTTGTCGGACTTAGCCTCGGAGATCAGTTCCTCAATGGTCGGGGTCTCGCCATGTGGTACTCCTGCGATCTCATAGAGCGCATCGAGCTTCTCACCCAGCCTCTTGAACTCGTCAGACTGCACAAAGCGATCCTCACGAATCAAGCTCTCTAGGGCATTGACTCCCTGACCCACTCTCAGGTCGATGGACTTATGAAACTCACGAACCTGAGACTCGAACCACTCGCGGTCAGATTCCCGCCGCTCCCGTTCGAGGCTTAGCTGCTCCCTTAGGAGCTGCTGCATCGCTTCCGCTGCTGCCAAGGCGCGCTCGAACTGCTCCGTTGTAACTCTGGATCTCACCGATGATCTCCTTGTGGGCCTTACGAACTTCCTTGGCCAGCTCGTTCAGCTGGAGGCTGTGGATCTCGTGCTCGAGCTGGCTCTCAAGATTGATGATGTCCTGGGCCTGCTCGTCGATGAGCTTCTTCTGCTCGGCGTACACCTCAGGAGAGGGGAGCCCCAGCGACTCGGAGATCTCGATTGCCTCCCAATACGTCAGGTACAGTCCCTTGTACGGGGCCTCCGGGTTAGGCCCCAGGAACACTCCCTGAGTGCCGTTGCGGATGTCCGCCTCCAGCATTGGGTGTCGTCCCGAAACGCACGAATCTTCGCTAACGACGAAGCCCTCGTGCAAACGCATGATGCTCATGTCTCTCCTCAGAGTGAGTAGTCGAACTCAGCCCAGCGGTCATCTGACCCTTGCCGGGCTTCTCGTAGTCGTTGGTACCGCCTGTCCGCCGCCTCCTGAGAGGTCATGGTGCGGGCAAGCTGTGAATGATCGATAGGATCTTCCCGCTCGACGGGGGTGAGCAGTACACCAGCCGTCCGCAGGGCAATCTCCATGGAGTCAAGGCAGTCGTCGTGGGGGTGCTTGTCCTCGACGTCGTAAGACAGCCACTCGTCAATGAAGTCCTTCTGCGTGCGGCGTATAAGTACTCGCTTTGCACGGAACAGCGGGGACATAGACAAGATACGCTCATGCTTCTTGCCTTTCGCTTGGATATCCAAGACGGGGATGAAGTTGTCTAGCCGTACCACCTGCTGTGCCAGCGCAGCCTGGTAGGCCACCGTCTCCACTCCTACGCCCATGCAGGGCTGGTTCTCGAGCCAGAAGCGGTTGATCGCGTCCACCTGATCAGGGAACGGGATCTTGTCGGCATACTGCTCGAGCAGGTAGACCTGGTTGGTGGCTCGGTGGATGCCAATGACCGTGAGCACAAAGCGGTCGGCCTTCGGGTCCTGGCTGATGGCGGGGTCGATGCCAATGTACTTCTCAAGATCTAGGCCGTCGATGTCCTCGTCCGAGTAGTAGTGCAGCCAGTCAGCGGAGAGCGCATTGCCCTTCATCGCATCGAAGCTCGCCATGTACTCCTGGGCGAAGAAGAACGGGTGCTGGTCGGCCTTCTCCTCTTCCCACTCCTCAACAGGGAAGTAGGGATTGTCCAGCGACCAGTACGACACTCGGAAGTGCCGCGGGTTCGTCAGGACGTCCCCCGACCAGAACCTCTCGTAGAACCAGTTCTGCCGGTCCGGGGTGGTCGTGTTGATCACGATACCCTGCTTGTCGGCCAGCGCAGGTCGAACAACCCTATAGGCGTCGTCACTGCGGATGAACGCTGCCTCATCCATCCAGAGGATGTCGAGGCCGGCTCCGCGGAGGGAGTCAGGTTCATCGGCCGAGCGAAACTCGATCAGAGATCCGTTGGCAAACTCGAAGGTCTTATCAGCGATCCGCTCCTTGACGTCCCGTCCAAACTTCAGGCCATGCTTGATGAGCGTGTCCTTGAATGCTCTATACGCCGGCAGCAGACGCTTGTAGTTCTCAGTCAGTGCGTAGACGTGTAGGGAGCGGTCGTCGATCTTGCCGTGTGCGTGTAGATGGAACTCCTCCGGGAACTCCATGTAGTACGCGACATCCTCAGCAGCACTGAGAGTTTTCCCTCCACGCCGTCCGGCCGCTAGTGATCTATACCTTGCGAGCAGGTGCGTTTCGGGATTCTGTGCTGTGTGGAAAACCAGCTGGTGATAGTGCGGCTCGTATCCGTGCTGCTGAAAGAACGCGATTTTAGTGGCGAAGGGAGTGACACGCTCGAGCAACTCTTCCTGAGACATCTTGGGCATGTCCCTAGTAATCGTTGCGGGCATGTCAACCTTTCGTTAGATGGCGGTCACGAGAGCATGCACCACGCTATCGAGCCTCCCGTTGTCAACGCCACTACCGTTCCGTTAGAGACAGGAGCGCCCATGCCCGTAGTGCTGCCTGCGGACAACTGTGGCGGAAGCTGATGAATGGGCGCGCTTCCGAGGGTAGTAATGGCGAAGAGGTTCGGGACGCCTGTGGCTTGCACCATGATCCCCACATAGATCAAGTGAATGCCTCCGGGTACCGTGTAAGGCCCAGTCAGGTCTAGCGTCTTTAGGCTGTTTGCTGCCCACGCGGTAGAGGTATCGTCGCTCGTGACCGAGAGTTGTTGGAGACTCGTCGGGTCTACGAGGTTGAACCACTGATGCGTCGGCGTGTTCGCCGCCGCCGACGCGGCCCATGTAATCGACTTGATCACCAGCCCAGGCCACACCGGGCAAGCCATCAACTGGAGCCGTTGCGACGCGAGGATAACCGTGTTCGCTAACACCGCATTGCGGGGAAGGTTCATCACCTTCGGGACGCCACCAACACCAAACGATCCAGTGAGGAACGTCGCGTCAGTACTGGGAGTGATTGAATAGCCCTGAAGCCAATCGACCGCGTCCGATCCGCCGGGGTTGTGTGATGCGGCGTGAGCCGCTGGAGCGCCTCCCCCACCACCAGGAGAATACCCTCCTCCCAGAATGTCTTCGGGATACCACCCATTCCACGGGGCAGACATGACTCAATACCCGAGGAAGTAGTAGATGTCCGCGTTGAGAGTGCCGGCGTTGTTGTTCACGAAGCGAGCGTTGACACGCTGGATTCCGCGCAGATCATAGGTGTTGGTCTGCACCACGTCCACACCAGTGGACACAGCAGCCTGCGTAGTCGCCGTGGGAAGGATGACGCCCCCCGGGAAAAGGGTAGTGTTGTCCGGCAGGTATGGGCGCACCAGCGCCGTTGCCAGATCACCGGCAGTCACCGTTCCGCGAAGACGGAAGATGACCACGAGACCCTTGGCTCCCGCCACATCAATATCCGCCTGGGCTACAGCCGTGGTGAGAACTGCGGTGTTGACAAGTGGGTTTCCCCTGTCGGGCTTGATACCGTAATCGAAAGGCATGCCACCCTCCTTAGTTGGGGACGTCGGCGGCACTGCGACTAACCTCAACGAGGTTAGTGCCGTCGTAAATGAATGAGATGGATCGGTTGGTGGCCGTGGCCGGGTTGGTGAAAGCCGTCATCTTGAAGACTGCGTTCCACGTGATGGCCCCGAGAGCACCACCCGAGGTGTTGCGGATGGTGTAGGTGAGCTGCTTGCCCGCCACCAGGTTGGTGGGAGCAGAGATCGTGAAGGCCACTCCGTCCGTCGCCGTGATGGTGAAGGAATTGGCCAGGGAGGCGTCGGTGGCGATGACCGTGCTATAGGGCAGCACCGCTCGGGCCAGGGTAAGACCACGAGATAGGGAGACACCGTCCCCCACCAGGTCATCCGCGAGCCGGTAATTGGTCATGCCACCTCCTTGTCAATCCTTGCGTTTGTTGCACACAGTGCATGTCTTCCACCACGGCTGGTTAGTCTCTCCGCAGGAATTGCACTGCCATGCCTTGTCAGGTCGCTCTGTCTTGCGCACTCGAGGTGCGGTATTGCCGTTGAAAGCCATGAGCCCCTCGTAGGTAAAAAGATCGTTCTACTTACATAAACGAAAAAGAAGCCCGTTTTGGTACGCTTTTCGCACATTTCTTTCAGACGGGGAGCAGATGAGTGTCCGAAAGAGGCAGCAGCGTGGGGTTGTTCTGTCGTTCGCTGAAAGTAACTGCCACACTCACCCGCTCAACCCGCCCTCTTCTAGGCCTCTTCGGCCTCATTCTTCGATTCGGCCTCATCCGGCTCCACATACCCGCCCTCGCGCTCTCGCTGCTCCTTGAGCGCCTTGTAAACAGGGTTGGCGAGGGCGACCATGACGAAATCATCCGTGGCCAGTTCAGACATCCTGGCCGAGGCCATCGCCAGGTGCTGGTCGGGATACGTGGTAAGCCCCTGCGCGAGGAACATCTCAAGTCCCCTGCGCTCGACCTCCCCGTCATCCCCGACCACAGGTTCCTCGGGCAGCTGCACAAAGGGCGAGTACCAGGTGCGCACCTCTCCGTCTTCCCCTCGTGTAACGGACCAGTGGATCTGGATGGTGCCGGCCATCGGGATGTCGGTATCCCAAGTCATGACGTTCCCACGATCAGGTTGTCACTCTGGAAGTGGACCTTCACAAAGAACCCACCCTGCGATCCGTCATTCCGGGTGATGCTCAAAGAGTGGAAGTCACTCCGCTCCAGAATGGAGTGGTGGATGTGAATGTCCTTGGCGTACTTCCACCAACCTCCGGGATGGGCTGGGAGAATGTGGTCCTCAACCATTGGAGCCCTCCTGGTCCATCAGGGCCTGGCGGTAGCCGTCGTTCACCCCGACCTCGTATGCGAGGCGGATCTGGTTCTGACCGACGCTCTCGAGCGAGTCGAGGATCTTCTTGATCTGCTCGGTCATGGACGTCTGCCAGTCATCCAGGGGCTTCTTCAGCCCGTGGTCCTGGAGCGAGACGTAGATGGTGGGCTCCGCCTTGCTCACTCGGGCACCTCACCAGCGTTCTCAGGGGCATCCGCAAAGGGCTCGTCCTCTCCCACCGAGGTGCGCGTGGGCTCGAAGGCAGCGGGGTGGGGGAACCCCTCAGAGAGTCCTTCGGCCATGTAGTGCTCGAGGTGCCAGATCAGGGAGTTGCCAGTCTCGGTGAGACCTGCTCCGACCGCAGTGTTGAGCACGGCGCTCACCCACTGCTTGTGCTGAACGCGGTTGCCCTGCAGGCCCTTGCCCTTGGACCACTTAGCGAGGTCCTCCTCGGTGATGTCGAGGTCAAGGCCCACCGGCTCCCGGTCGTCCACACGGACCTCGAGGCCCAGCGTCAGACCCCCGTCCTCCCCCGGTAGGAGGATCCACTGGAACAGGAACGCGCCAATGCCAAGGTGCTCCGGGATAGTGTTTCGGGCCTCATGGGCCTCAATCACCTGCTGCCTCAGGCTCTCAGCGAAGGGGTCCGCCGGTTCCTCATAGTCCTCCACGGGCTCAAGTTCCAGGTCTGGGTCCAGCGTCGGTGCAGTCAGGCGCTCCTGCTCCTGCCGGCGCAGCTTCTCCACGACCTCTGGGGTGAGGGCATTCAGGGCCTCAGCCGCTGCCTGCCGCTGCATCGCCCTACGGTCCAGTGCCACGTTGGCCTCCTGGATTCTGTCTCTGTCTTCGCTCACTTGGTCTCTCTCTTTCGGTAGAGGTGCTAAGAACAGTCTACGGACCTAGGTGCGCCCATCGAACACCCTGGGGTAGGAACTTCCCCCGGTCCTGTGAGGCGTTCGGTGTGAGCACCCGTTACATGTATGGTTTCAGAAACCATGGTTACCAACGGGTAACCCCCATAGGGGGGTTTGATCTCTGCCCAAGACAAGACCCATAGATTCTGTAACCCGATGGTTGAATCCAGACGGTATGGATTCTGTATATAAGGGCATTGCCGATAATTGGCCGATTGTC